GTCTTACCAATCTAGTCCCGGGTTACCTATGGCATCAGCCATTTCAGCGAAGCCAGTGCGGTCAACACCGCCTTGCATCATTCTTAAACCTTCACCTATACTTACGCTCATTATTCCCCTGTCATTATGGTTGATTTCATCTGTTTTATACCATCTTTTGCAAGTGATACGCTAGCTCTCATTTTAGCATGATCATCATTCTGTTCAAGTTTATCTTCTGCAATCTCTTTGGCTTGCATCATTTTAGCTCGTTCTAGATTTAATTTGTCCTCTGCTTCTTCTTGTCTAGCTTGTTCTTCTCTTGCTTTAAGATCTAATTCTCTGTCTTTTAGTTTCAATAATGGGTCATTCTCAACCTGGCTAAGCACTTCTTTTTCCGCCTCCGCATAATCATCAGTAAATTCTGCAATTAATTGTGCTTTTCTTGCCTCTGCTCTCATTCTTAAATTAGTTTCTTGTTGAAACAACTGCTGCACTTGCGGATTCTGTTGTATTTGTTGTTGCAACTGCGGATTTTCTTGTGCTTGCTGCATTAAAGGTTGTATTTGTTGTTTTAATTGTTCTATTTGCTGGTTTTCTTCCATAAATTCTAATTCTACTTGCTCTTGTGCCATTAAAAGTATGTGTTCCATGCAATTTTGTTGCAATGTAGCCATAGCTTGTGGGTTATTTCTAATAACCATCGTACCCATAAACCTTAAATGTGATTTCATGTGAGCTTGGTGGTTTTGTTTTGGAAAAGCTTGTATCTTTTTACCATTTAACGCCATAATATTCTCTGTTGCTGGGTCCATCGCCTGTGGTTGTGGCGGTGGTGGTAGCAATTGATCAATATCTTTGACTCCAAGTGCCTCATACATGTGTCTATACGCATGATAAATGTTGTGCATCTGTGGATTTGTCATTGCAATTTGCATTTCTGCTTGTGCAACACTAATTCTTTGCGTCTGTGAAAAAATATTCGGGTCTGCAACCGGTACAATGTCTATTTTTTCATCAAAGTCTGTTTTAAATATTTGGTTTTGACCACCAACAACATCGTACGGATACATTGGTGGTAGATAAGTTATGAAATTTTTAGATAGAAGTGCAAACTCTGACTTCATTGCAGAATATAATCTTTTGTGAATAGCAGACATAACCCGCGATCCACGCTCCAAGAGCGCTACAGTCGTGCCCACTGCTGCACTTTGATTACCATCGCCCACTTGCATATCAGCAATAGACGCGAACCGTTGACCTGCGGCAACAACTGTGCCCATCAACTGTAATAGTGTAGCGTCTGGACCTTTAAATGGTAAAGGCATAAACGCATCTCTAAGATTTCCACCAGGTGCATCAACGTCACGGAACTCGCCCGGCTGCAACGGTTGAGCTTCGTCTCTGACCCTGATGCCTCGCATCTTGAATCCGGCCGGTAAGTTTGACAAGGTGCCGGCGTCTAAGAGCTGTCTTAGTGCGGCTGTGGCAGTTCGTGATAAACCGCCAATCATGTGGATTAGGCCGAACCCGTAAAACCCGAGTCCTGGTAGAAATTTAAAATGGACGAAATAATCTTGACGTTGTTTAGTCTGATCACTTTCTTTCCAATTTCGTTTGATCGCTAAAACTTCACCTGTTTCTTCGTTAAGTGTCACAATGTATGGAAACTTAACGCCAGTTGATTCGTTTGTTTTTGGATCGATGTCTTCATAACCTGGTATTTCTAAATTTACATGAGCTTCAAGTATTGAACAGATATCATCTCCCTTTGGTTCAACACCTGTCATTTTATCTTTAGCTTCTTCAATATCGTTTTTATTATAATAACTTCCCTCCATCATATCTGTATCTTTGAAGATACCAGCAAGTTGATGTTGGCGAATATCATTGGTTGTCATTTTTAATCTGTGAATAATTGTTTCTGTATCATCAAGTGACGTTGATGTGTATGGCACATATAAATCTTCTGCAGGTACAAATTTAGATACACTACGTGACAACATTGCATCGTAGTAAACTTTTTTAAACGTAGAACCAGATAATGGTAAATTAAATAACATTTGATCAAACTCAGGTTCGTACTCTTTCATGTTTACCATCAATTGATAATTCATAAACTCTTTGACTCTGTGTGCTTGTGCAACTTTTTCAGATGACTCTAATCCTATAATCTGTGTTCTTACTGGTCCACTAGATGGCATTAATTCTTTATATGCTAGTGCTTGAAACTGTGTGACTGCTTCTGCTAGCACAGGGTGCGTTGCACCTGATGCACCTTGAAATGGTTCTGATCTGTCTTCGTATTTAAAACCAAGTAAGTCTAAACCTTTTTTATAAGTTTGTTCCCACTCGTCTCTTGATGTTGCGCACTCCTCATACGACTCTAAAACTTCAGAAGAAATACTGGCAAGATCACCGTCCTCTAAAAAATCTGCTAAGTTTGCATTGTGCGTTTCAGCACCTTGCATAGCCTCTGCTTGTGGGTCAAAGTTTACAACAGCTCCGCCATCTTCCATCATCTGTATGTCAATATCTTCTGATGGGTTCATGTCCTGCGCCTGTAGTTCTACCTCTTCTGGTAGAATCTCAGTAGGCATCTTTTCATTATTATCTTTTTCTATAGCCATTATTTACTCCTGTATAATGTTCCCATGCCTTCTGACATCGGACCTTTTTGTGGTGGTATCAAACCACCCATGTTAAACCCAAACTTGCTAGCATATCCTTCCATCATCAACATATCAACTATTTGATCGTCAACTTCCTCTGGACTAATCCCCATATTGTAGGCAAAGTCTGCACGTACAGTTTCTCTTTTTACAACTTCATCCATTTGTGCAGCAGTTAGTTTATCGTACCTTGGATCGTTTTGTATCATGTCTCTAATTTCGTCAATAGTTGGTTGATTTTTTGGTGTAGCTTTTACGCCCATGCTAGGTCTGTCTTTATATATTCTTTCCAAATCTGTTATTGGATCTCTAATTACATTCTCTATTTGTTTTTTGTCTGCAATTTTATCTGGTGCTTTCATACCAAATTGTTTTAACAGTGACATCAAACCACCTTTAAGCGCTCCAACACGACCACCCGCAGCGTTTAAAGTTCGCTTTGGATTTAATATATCGTCAAAAGCTTCTATGGCTGCCTCTATCCCTTTTTCATCTGCAATACGATTAAACTCCTCTAACACTCTAGTCTTTTCTTCAATTTCAGCTGTAGTAATTTTTAATTCATTTAAAATATCCTCGCCTCTTTTTTTCTCTGCCATAAGCATTTTATCTAGCTCATCTTGTAGTGGACTTAAATTTTTTCTTTCCAAGTCGTAACGTTTACGTGATTCTTTTAATGCAGCCGCAGTTTCGTAATCTCTTTCAGGATCACGTGGTGGTCCAAACTTTTCCGTCTTTTTAGGTTTTTTCTTTTTAAATAAAGATGCAATGCCTTTTAGTATGTCAAGAGTAGCACCACCTTTAAACATACCAACACGACCACCATCAGCTTGCTTTGTCATTTTCGTTGGGTCTAGTCTTTTAAGTTTAAGTAGGTCAAGTTCTTTTCTAGCTTCTCCCAATACATCATCCATAACACTCTGTTCAAAAATATCTTGCATGAAATCTGCTTTTGTACTTGGCAGTATTGTGTTGTTTGTAACCGTGAGAGCAAGTGGCTCATCATCACCTGGTAACATTCTTTTTGGACTGCCAGCTTCGTAGCCTTCGTTATAATAATTTCTTATTGCTGACTTAGTTTGATCAGGAGTCATGGCATACTTGTCTTTCATCTCGTCGATGAAATCACTTAACTTTTTAGCTAAAGCTTTTCCTAGTTTTGCTTTTACCATTAATAGTACGTCCTTTGTTGTTGTGGCAACGCTTCATCCTCGTAGTCTTCTGGGTGATCTATGAAGCCACCTTGTCTAAATCTCATTACGGCTTGAGTCATGCTGTCCACTAAGTCATCGTGTTCGCCTAGTGGGAATGCAGCGCACTCCTCAATTACCTCTTCAGCAAATTCGCGGTCCGGTGCCCAAATCATTCCTGACTCGAACAGTGGTGCCACAGCATTCACTCTAGTATGTTTATCATTTCCCTTGCTGGGTGTAAAGTTAATAACAGGTATGCCTAGTTTGCGCATTTCATAGGTTAATGGCAATCCTGACGCTTTGGCCTCCACGATCACCGTTTCTGGCTTCCAATAGTCGTATTGCTCTTTGGCAACTCTTCGTAGTTCTGGGAACTCGTATCTATCTTTTATCATGTCTACAAGCATTAAACTTGGAGGGCTGTCCTCGTCTTTTTGAAATACACCCCAGGTGGTAATGGCGCTGTAGTCTGCTGTTTCTTTTTTCATAAAAGCTGTATCGTATGATTGTATCACATGCATCAAAGGCGGTAGTTCATCTTTCTCCCTAAATCTGCCACCACTCACGTTTTATAATACTACCTTCTTCTGCTGTGGGTTCTGCTG